CTACTACCTTGCTGGCTTTATTAAAGGTATTGCTTCCCAGATGAACTGCCAACTTCGCTGGGGTGGTGACTGGGACAGTGATAACAACCTCAATGACCAGACTTTTAACGACCTTTGTCACTTCGAACTTGTCATTTAAGAACGTCAAAAATTGACACGCTAAGCTAAAGGAACCTAAAGATGCAAAAGATACTTTCACCTGATAGACGAGATTACTTCATCGGTACTTCAGATGAGCTTAAACCTACAAGTGCCCGGGCCGGCTCTGAGTATCTTGTTATAAATACCGGAGAGAACTATATATTCTTCAATGGTATGTGGGAACGAGACAAACGTCTCGAGTATGCTTTAAATGCAGTTAAATTTAATGCAATCTAAGAAAGGAAACAAGAAATGTACGGAAAAAACAGATCGGGTTATGGGGTCGTACCGCTGGTTGACACGGATGGGTCGGTACTGGTTAAACAATCTGGTGGGGCATTGGCTGATGCAGCTATGCAGGGGAGACTTTTCGTTGCCTCTATGCAAACTCCCACGACTACCAGTACCACGTTAAATACTACCTTCGTCGGTCTTGCACTTTGCAACCCCACCGGCTCAGGTAAAACTTTTATAGTTCATCAGTTCTGGTATGCAGCTACTGCAGCACTTACTGCTGCTGCTGTACTTGCCCTCGCGACGACTACTGACTCTGGCATGGCTGCAGATATTACCCCGCGCTGTGTAAGGTATGGTAAAGCAACTTCTGCAGCTATTGTAGACAAAGGTGCTACTATAGATGCTCCAGTAATTGAACGTATCATAACCAATCTTGGCCAAGGTGCTGTTACTGTAGCTCTCGGCGGGTCTGCTCCGAACGTTGTAGATCTTCTCGGTGGTATTGTACTTGACCCTGGTCGTGCAGTTGTCACAGATACCACTGTCGCCGTTGGCGCAGTTATGCAATTCGGTTTCCTCTGGGAAGAGATTCCTTACGCTGCTTAGGTAGTTAAGTTGTAGAGCGTGTCAGCTTACCATGTCAAAAGTTGACACGCTCTGATGCAGGAGATAGAGTATGAAGTGGTTACTTGCAGTATTGATTTTGTTAGTTAGTACAGTTGTTTATGCGGCGGCACCTGTACCTATTACACTGGCATGGAATGCTGTTGCTGGTGCTGATGGTGGGTATAGGTTTTATCTTAAGTCAGCCGATGTAGCAGCCGGAACAGTAGTACCTGAGAATTTGATTCAGATAGGAACAGCAGCAGCTGGAATGACTACGGTTGTAATTCCCCTAACCCTCCCTAGCGGGAAATACACTGTGCATGCAACAGCTTCGGATGCCTATGGGTTTCAGAGCGACCTCAGTTTGCCCGCGACTTTGGACGATACGACGGCTGTGGTTTATTTGCAGAAACCCGGAAATACAACGCTTAAGATACGGACGAAATAGTTATGAGCATATTATGGTGTGGTGGTGAGGATATAGATTTTATGAATGGGGGCTCTGCCCCGGTGGTCGGTTCTTACATCTATTGTCGATCAGCGTACAGTAGAGCGTCATTATATGGCACATTCGCCAAATCGAATGTGTTTGCAGGCGGAGCCGTCACATCGTGCTGGCTGTCCTGCCAGGCATATTCTTCGGTCTCCGGCACCGTCAAAATTGTTGGTCTGGGAAAAAGCGGTACATTGCTTAGCGTCTTATTGGGGCAGGTGTCAACAGGGAAGCTAGGTATTTACAAATACGACGGGACAACTCTCACCGAATTAGCAGCAGAGACCGGAACATTATTTCTGGCGTACAGCATACACAAGGTCGATATGCAAATCATCTCTCTCGGCGCGTCTACCGAGATAAATGTGTGGGTGGACGGCACGTTAGTGATTGAATATACAGGAGATCCTCGACCAACCGGATTAACGGAGTTCGATATCGTAACGCTGTTTGGCAGTGACAGTATGTTTAGCAGTGAAATTATCGTAGCCTCAGAAGACACTCGACTGATGTCTCTTAAGACTCTTGCTCCAGGTGCCGCAGGAGATACGAGTGACTGGACGGGAGCGTATACAGACATAGATGAGACGACTTTGAGTGATGCGGATACTATCTATACGGCCGACGCCGCCGTAGAATTTAATGCCAACCTGACCGGCATGCCTACCGGAACATTCATCTGCAAAGGCGTGAAGGTCTCAGCGCGAGCGGCGGATGGCGTTGGAGGATTGACTTTGGCCACAGGAGTAAGGACCAACAGCACAACCGATCTGGGTACTCCGGTAACACTGGAAGGTGCATGGGAAACTATAGAGAAATTGTATCAGACGAATCCGGTAACGAGTAATCGGTTCACTCCGGCAGAAATTGAGGCATTACAGATTGCGTTAGAGACGGCTGCGGCATAAGGGGAGTAATCAATGGCCCATACCTACGATACCAAAGCCGCCGGTGCTCGGAGTAACGCTAATCCAAAGACTTTCAACCACACCTGCGGGTCCGGCGCAACGCTGCTCATTTTGACGCTAGTCATAGATGGAGCAACGCCACGGGCTGGCGGAGCACCTACCTACAACGGCGTAGCCATGACCCAGGCGGATCAAGCCAGGCAGGCCGTGTCGAGTCCTGAAACCACCGTCGAGATGTGGTATATGCTTGATCCTCCCACTGGATCGGCTTACGCCATTAGTATCCCCAACTCAGGCACGGTATACATTACGGCCGAAACCGTGAGCTTTAAGGCCGGATCTGGGAGCAAGACGGCTCTCCGTGCAGCCAGCTACGCCACAAATACCAGCACAAACCCGACCGGCCCTACGCATTCCGGGCTTACAGGCGGCGATGTAATGGTGGCCGTTGTGGGCTACGGGGATGATTCATTTTCCGGCTCGGGGCAATCGGGTACATCTATTTACGGCACCGACGATGGGACATACGGGGGTGCGGCTCAGTACACCATCTACGCCGGCATAGACTCATATCTTAAGTGGACGGATACCACGAATGAAGATTGGGCCATTATTTCTGCCGTATTCAAGGAAGTGGTTGATTCGGCGGACGTGAACGTCAGCAAGGCTGTGGCTTATGCTGTTTTGACTGTTCCCGATGGAACCAACGTCAGCAAAGCCGTTGCCTATGCTGTTTTAGCACCACCTGAAGCTGTTACGATACCAGTCTTTGACTATTACTTCAATCATATGAGAGGTTAACGATGTATGAACTTAAAACAAACACCGCAGTAAGAATAGCAGTCGGGCCTCTCGTAGATCCTGGTGATGGAAAGACTGCTGAGGTCGCTCTTACTGTAACAGGTATGTCAGTTGAAATATTCCAGATTAAAAATGACGGGAATGCTGTTGTTCGTGTAGCTTTCAACCCGACTACTGACTCTGGCAACAATGATATGGTGCATGTTACTGATGACACCACGGGTATGTATGATCTGGAACTTACGGCAGCACAGTTGAACTGGTATGGGAACGGAAGAATTGCCTTCTATGACGTAGATGGGTTCCTGGTTCACTGGATTGACATTCAGGTAGTAAGCGCAAACTACTTCGATCATAAGTACGGAACTACCAATCTTAACTCAAACGTAATGGCCATAAGCGGCGATACTGATGCGGCAGATAATTGCGAACTCATGTTTGGCGGAACCGGGTACGCAGGTGGAACGACGAAGCTTGATGTGAATGTAGCAAGTCAAGCAAACATTGACTTCGGTGCTTTGCAGAAAGCCTCCATAAACGCCGAAGTAGTTGATGCCTTAGCTACCGATACTTATGCTGAGCCAGGGCAAGGTGACCCGGCAGCAACGGCTAGCTTGTCTGCAAAGATAGGGTACCTATACAAAACGTGGAGAAACAAGATTACACAGACCTCTACAACGTTGAGCATTTACAATGACGCAGGAAATACCGTAGATCAAAAGGCAACCGTAAGCGATGATGCAACCACCTTCACTCGTGGCGAATTAGGTACGGGTGCTTAATAGTGGCTAATCTCGATACTGCAGAAAAGCGATCATCCGGCGTTGGAGTACTTCTACCTTATAACCATACGATTCCTATTCCAGATGGAGTCGTGGGGCACTCTGACTGGCCACATATAGTTAGACTGTATTCCGGTGTAGGAGCTGAACTTGGTATAACTTATACCGTTACATGTAGTGATGGTGTGCTGGCTGGGGAGACAGTATCAGTTGCATGTGTTAGACCTTGTACAGTAGTTGATGGGGTTAAGATAGGTGATAGTGATTCAGTTGCTGTTGTATATACCTGTACTATTAGTGATGGAGTAGAAATAGGTGACTCACCTTCAGCTAGTTGCACATTTCAACTTACACTTGCAGATGGTGTAACACTTGCTGATAGTCCGAGTGTAATAAAACTTACAGAGTTAACGTGCAGTGATGGTATTACAGTCGGGGAAACGTTAGAAGCAACTTCTACTTACACTTGCGGTGTAGTAGAAGGTTTAACTCTTGGTGAACTTTTAGGTGCAATATCTGTACTTAATGTTAGCAGTGCTGACGGTATTGAATTATCTGAGATAGTATTTGGTGGTAGTGTAATTGATTTAACTGTAAGTGATGGTACTACACTAAGTGATTCGGCAGTTGGTGCAGTTGATTATATAGCTACTATACTTGAAGGAATAGTTCTTGGTGATGTAGACTCTGTAACGTGTGATATTGCAGTTAATGTAGTAGATACTGTAGAACTATCAGAAGCTGTATCTGTTATATGTCAGTTTTTAGTTAACTCTGAAGATGCAATTAAGCTTATTGATAGCGCACTCGCAGCAAGTTTTGCAGATCCTAACCAGGTTTTTAAAGTAAACTTTGATACTAAAGATAATGCGTACGAATTTGCAGTAAAGATAAGATCATATAATTTTACTGCGGATTCAAAGACATTCAACTTTACACTTAAACACTAGGAGTTAAAATGAAAACAGGATTTAAGATCGGTGGTATCTTTGATGTAGAGTGTATAGGCCCCGACGGTAAAGTTAAGTGGCAGGATCAGGCTAAGAACATTGTAACTAAGCAAGGTCTGGATCATTTACTGAATGTCCAGTTTCACGGAACTACACCGATAAGTCCTTGGTATGTTGGACTCTGGGGAGGTAGTGCCCCTACAACAGATAGCACTATGGCAACGCCGGTGTTTACTGAATGTACAAAGTACGCAGATACGAGAAAAGAATTTGTTGAAGGTGCTGCGAGTTCACAGTCGATTAGTAATACTGGTAATGCTGCATCCTTTGCGATAAATGATACTGATACTGATGTTAAGGGAGCTTTCATCTGTGCTGCTACTAGCGGTACTACAGCACCTCTCTTCTGCGCTGCAGCATTTACCCAGGGGACTAAGTCAGTAGCTGATGGTGATACTGTAAATGTAACCTATACCCTGTCAGCAGCGGATGACGGAGCATAATATGCCGGATGTAACTGGATTCAATAAAGTTAAGATACAGCCTAGTACAGTTAATCTTCCAATCACATTGACGTTGGAAGTATGTAGTAGTGCTACTGCTAACGACGGGAGTATACCGTATGGCGATACACTGGCAAGTGCTGTGGTTAAAGCATACTCACCTGCTGGCGTCGATGTAACAAGTAAGTTTGTTACCCAGGCGGCAGCAATAAGTGGTAATGTTATTACTTGTGAGGTCAGCTTCTACTCAGAAACAATTGCTGAAGTAGTAACTCCTATGGCTGACGGATTGTATAAACTTACCTTTATCTACACATGCGCCAGTGGTTACGTTGACGAAATAGATGTTAAACGATTTAGAGTTAAAAATACCTAGGAGATAACAATGGCTACACTGGATCTGAGTAAACTTTCTAAGAAGCAACTAGAACAACTTGCTGCTAGCGCCTTTGCTGGTAAAGCAGTCGGTGACGAAGGTGCTAAGAAAGGTGTTACTTACGGCGGCCTTTCAATGCCTGAGATGATGAAAAGCTTTAATGACCTTGGGGCTGAAGATATGCTACGTAAGTATGGCAGTGACGCTAACTTAAATTGGGGTTACTAGATGTCAGCCCCCTTGCAGAAACTTAGAGAGTGGAGACAATCACCACTGTGCTTTGTGAAGGACTGTATTCAAGTCACTCCATCAGCACAGCAGATTGATCTACTTAATAACTTTGCTAAGCATAAACGAACAACTATAAGATCTGGTCACGGTACTGGTAAAGATGCAGCCACAGCGTGGCTTGTACTTTGGTTCTTAGTAACCCGGCCTTATGCTAAGGTTGTTTGTACCGCACCTACTGCAAGGCAGCTAGCTGATATTCTTTGGAGTGAAATTTCTAAGTGGCTTAGACGTTCCATCCTCGCTGATGAATTTGTTATTCAAAAAGATAAAATCTTTCATAAGGAATCTAAGGAAGAATGGTGGGCGAGAGCAGTTTCGACCTCAGTGAAAGCCTCGGCGGAGGATCAGGCGGAAACCTTAGCTGGATTCCACGGCGATCACCTGTTGATAGTAGTGGACGAAGCTTCTGGGGTACCGGACCCTGTGTATGTGCCGTTGGAAGGAGCCTTGACTCAGGAAGACAACCGTGTTCTCCTGATAGGCAACATGACCAAGAACAATGGCTACTTCTACGACACTCACTTTCATCCTTCCTTATCAAAGGATTGGTTCAAGCTCCACTGGGATTCAAGGAAATCGACCAATGTAACTGAGTCTATGATACAGTACTTCATTAACAAATACGGAGTAGACAGTAATGTATTCAGAATCCGTGTGGCTGGTGATCCTCCGTTGGAAAGTGAAACGACGCTTATCCCGCTTGCATGGGCTATACAGTGTGTTGGTAATGAGATTTCTGTCCCTGAAGATGAGCCGTTGTATCTCGGAGTTGATGTCGCTAGGTACGGGGAAGATACGTCAGTTATACTACCCCGCCGAGGCAACCAGATCTCACCGTGGGAAGAGTTCCATGGACTAAACACTATCGCTCTTGCAGATAGAATCATCATGACTCTCAGTGATCTTGAAGCTGAGGGTATAGCCATTGACGAGATAGGTGTTGGGGCTGGTGTAGTTGACTACATTCACAGAAAACCTAACATGGCACGTTACTGCTACGGTATTAACGTTGCAGTTCAGTCATCTAATAAGATGCGATTCCACCGCCTTCGTGATGAACTCTGGTGGGAAGTTCGAGAGAAGTGTATGCGTGCTGAGTATAGCTTCCCCGATATCTGGATCGAGGGCCAGGGTGGGCTTAAGATAAACATAGGTCATGAACTATGTAACGAACTATCCCAACCTACATATCGCTTTGATGAGAACATGGCAATCACTGTAGAATCTAAGCGAGACATGAAGACGCGTGGAGTCGCATCACCAAATATAGCTGATGCCCTCGGGCTTACAGAGTACTTTCACACCACAGCGTATAAGATCTGGGGAACTAAACAGCGTGAGGCTGTTGAAAAAGCTGCACGTAAACGTGCTAATAGACGAAAAGAAAAAGCTCCTATGCGTCGCGGTGCCTGGCAGTGTGCGTAGCGTAGAGCTGACCGTGTCAATTTTTGACATTCTTAGAAGGTAGGAGATTAACTTGAACTATCCAGCACAGCATCTTTGGACAGACATACCTGCGGGTATTGGGCAGATGTTACAGTGGCTTAGGGATTCAGAGAACTCTACCCCGGAGACGGAGTGGAGATCTGAATCAGCAGAGGATTATAGGTTCTATGCTGGAGACCAGGACTATGATTATGTAGTTGCGTTGTTAGAGAGTCAGAAGAGACCAACTACTACGTTTAATGAAGTTAAGCCAAAGATAGATATGCTGGTTGGTCTGGCAGCGCAGGGGAAGAGAGAGACGACGCTGGTGCCAGTGGGTGGAGAAGATGAGGCGTTGTCTGAGTTAATGAGTGGGGTATTGAAGCACTATAGGAATAGACTTAATCTTGGAAGGAAGGAACTTGATTGCTTTGAGCATACAGTAAAGAGTGGTAGGAGTTTACTGTATTTCTGGGTAGATACTTCGAATCCATTTAAGCCTGAGATTAAGTGTAGGAGGGTGAGGGGGTATAATTACTTTCGAGATCCGAATAGTCAGGAATATGATTACAGTGATGGTAGGTTTCTCTTTGTAGAAAAGTGGCTCCCGGAGGATGAGATTAAGAGACAGTGGCCTAAGTTTGATATTAGTCAAGCACAATCGTTTGGTGCAACTTATGCTGACTTACCACAGTTTTTTAATGAAGCTCGGGATCTGTATAGAATAGTTGAAGGTTGGAAGTATGTTTATGAGGATGTTGTGTACTTTGTTAACCCGATGACTCAAGTTGTAGAAAGTTTATCTCCTAAAGATTTTAACAAATTTGTTATGACTATGAATGACCAGGGAGTTGATACTAGCCAGATGCAAAGGGCTAAGGGAGTAAAGAAGATTCCCTACTATATGATTTTCTCTGGGTCTACTGTATTAGAGGAAGGTAAGAGTCAATTGCAGTGGGAGGGGTTCCCAGGGATAGAGTTCGGAGCGTATAGAAACGAAGACACTAACGCCTGGTTCGGTGCTATAACAATGATGAAAGATCCGCAGAGATCAGTGAATACTATGCGGAGACAGTTGGCACATTTACTTCAGACACTGCCGAAGGGCATACTGGCTCATGAAGTCGGAGCTATACTGAATATAGAAGAGTATGAAGAGCATAGCTCCGAACCTAACTTCCACTTGGAAGTTGCTAAGGGGATGATAGGTAGCTTCAAGTTTGTACAGCAACCTAATATCTCCCCGATCTATAGTCAGTTTGATGCAATTTCCTCGCAGTCTATGAAGGATGCTAGTGGTATTCAAGATCCGCTGATGGGTATACAAGAGACTGGTAGGGAGGCGGGAGTTACGGCGCGGATGCGTCAGGAGACTGGGATTGCAGTATTGTATCTCCTTTTCAGTAACTTTCAAGAGAGTAGACATAATGCAACTAAACTCTTGATGTCTCTTATTCAGCAATATGTTACTATGCCTGAAGTAATCAGGATAGAGGGTGAACATGGTGCACAGTTAGTTGAAATAAACACTCAGTTGAATAGGGGACAAGGTGGATTTAACGATATCACTGCTATGCAGTTTGATCTTGCTGTGGAAGATACGGCAGAGACCACCACCATGCGGATGACTATAGCGCAGATTCTAGCTGAAGTGAATCATAACAACCCAGGATCTATACCGCCGGATGTTATACTGGAATATAGTGATGTACCTTATACTATTAAACAAAGAGTGAGGGCAAATTATGAAAGCCAGCAAAAAGCAGCTGGCGAGCAAGCCAGTCTCCAAGCCAAACAAATCGAAGCAGAAGTCCAAATCAAGCAAGCCGAAGTGCAAATAAAGCAGGCGGAGCTTGAGATTAAGAAAGCTGAATTGGCACTGAAAGAAAAAGAAATTGAGACTAATAGGATGGATGTTTTACTTAGGAATAGGGATAAGCCAGAACCTGTAATGAAATCTGGAAGTGGAAGTGGAAGTGGAAACGGTAACAGTAACAATCAATCAACTAAGAAGAAAGTTAAAAGGAGTTAGTTATGGCAGGAACACCTGAGGTGGTTGGTCAAGATTTAGACATTAAAGAAGAGGAGGTTGTATCTCTTGCGTCTACGCTTGATGCGCCTGATGACCCAGAAGAAAAGGTGGTTGAAGATGTTAAAGAGAACGTTGAAGAGGAAGTTGTTGCAGGAGAAAAAGAAGGGTCTGCAGTTGACGAGACTGAGGGAACTGGAAGTAAAGAAGAAGATCCTGCTGAGAAGACTGTTGAACCAGTAGAACCTGTAGTCCCTGATCAGACAAAGATCATCCAGCAACTTCGTCAAATGCGTAAAGACATGGCACTTAATGCTGCCGTACTACAGCGACAGAACGAAGAGATTCAGCGGCTAAGAACCGCAGCTGCTAAAGCAGCAGTTAAACCGGAAGATGACTCTGAGGATCTATTAGGGATTGGCCTTAAGAAAGAACCTACAGTCGTTGAAGAACCTCCGGTGAAGTTAAGTGAGATTGAGCAGTTGCAACAGGAGATTCAACAGATAGGTCAGACCCGTGGTGAACAGTTAGTTACTCTCGTCGAAGTTATGGCGGTAAGTCCAGATTACAAAGACGTCAAGGAAGTATGTAGTCGAGAGAACTTGAACGACTTGGTTGAAGCCATGGCAGAGAAGGTATCTGCTGAGACTGGCACCGACCAAGTAGTAGCCGCGATGAAGGTAGAGGCAGCTATCTGGAAGCAGCCTAATCCGTATAAGTGGATGTATGATACAATTAAAGAGCATCATCCACGTTATGCTAAGAAGGAAGAAGTAGTAACGCCTACTGCTTCTACTCCTGTAAAGGAACCTAAAGGTCGTGCACCTAAACCTGTTGAAGCCCCGCCGAGTGTTATTGCAGTAGGTGGTAATGATGCTGTAAATAATGCTAGTTGGACTGCTGCAAAACTCGATGTTATGGACGATGCTGATTACGCTAAAGTACCTGAGAAAATCCGTAATGCGTATCTTACGGGACAACTTGCATAGGAGATAGAGAATGGGAGTTAAAACAGAGTTTTTGACTAATGATGCTCTAACAAGAAAACGCTGGGCGAAGGATCTGTTTGCAGTTATTTTGCCTGCCGTAGAGTTCAATGATCTGGTTGGCACCGGGTCAGACAGTGTTGTACAGATAAGAACGGAGTTGGGTAAGGGCGAGGGAGATACTATTACCTTCGGTATCCGGCTTCCTCTTACTGGTGAGGGTGTTGTAGGTAATGATACCCTTGAGGGAAATGAAGAGAAACTGATCTTCAAAGATTTTGCCATGACCATCGAAGAGCTCAACCACGCCGTTGATACTGGTGGCAAGATGGAAGAGCAGAGAGTCCCTTACAACCTGATGCAAGAAGGTAAGAACGGGTTGCAGGACTGGTGGGCAGAGAAGTTGAGTTACCTCGCGATTAACACTCTCGCCGGGGTTACCAGTTATACCATCGCGGGTAAGTCCTTTGGCAGTGCCATTACTGCTCCTGATGTATATCATCATGTTGGAGTTAACCA